GGGGCCTGGCAGAAGTTCATCGGGGCGACCGAGCAGTACACGCTGAAGCCGGTTGTCACGGTGATTCAGGGGGCCACGGCGGCGCTGCCGAAGTTCATCCCGCTGGTGAAGGACTTGGCTCCTCTTGTCCAGGGCGTGGCGGACAGCCTGAAGAAGTGGATGTCCGGCGGGGGACTGACGGAGTTCGTCAACTTCCTGCGCACCTACGGTGTCCCGATCGTCAAGAACATGATCTTGGGGTTGAAGGGGTTCCTGACCGCAGGCGGCGATCTGGTCCGTGCGTTCGGTCCGATGGCCGTGCAGATGTCCGGCTGGTTCAAGGAGCTGGGGGACCGGGTCGCGAGGTGGGCCGACAGCGGAGGCGCCGAACGGTTCCGGGTCAAGTTCACCCAGTCCTGGCACCAGCTCAAGCCGATCTTCCTGGGCCTGATCGACCTGGTCAAGCACGTCTGGGACCTGCTGAGCGGTACCGGGCAGCCGAACGCGGACGCCCTGTCCGGGATCATCGGGGACATCGCCTCAGCCGTGGGCAGCATCAAGCCCGCTGCCGTGAAGGCGTTCGGGGAGATCTTCCAGTCGCTTTCCGATGTGGCGGTCGCGCTGGCCCCGATGATCGGCATCACGTCGAAGGCGATCGTGGACATCGTCAACGCGCTGCCGCCGGGCACCATTCGGGCCATCGCGGACGCCATGATCGCGTGGAAGATCGCGGTGCTCGGCTGGAACGCGGCCATCGCTGTCTGGGGTTTCCTCGCCGGGCTCATCGAAGGCGTCAGCACCGCTTGGGCCATTTTGAACTTCGTCTGGTACGCCTCACCGATCACCGTAATCATCGGTATCGGTGTAGTAGTGGTCGGCGTCATCCTTCTGATCGCCACCAAGACAACCTGGTTCCAGCAGCTGTGGCAGACCGTATGGGGGGCCATCAAGGATTTCGCCCTGCACGCGTGGAACGACTGGCTCAAGCCCATATTCCACGGGATCGCGGGAGGCCTGGAAGCTGTCGGCAAGTGGGCGCAGAAGATGTGGACGGACTACATCAAGCCCGCCTGGGACGCCCTGGTCGGCGGCGCCGAGTCGTTGTGGAAGAACCACTTGAAGCCGATCTTCCACGCCATCGGGTCGGGGTTCGAGACCCTGGGCAAGATCCTCTGGAAGATCTACTGGGGATTCGTCGGCTCCATGATCGTCATCATGGCGGCGGCCTTCAAGGCACTGTGGCTCTTCGTGCTCAAGCCTCTCTTCGGCTTGATCCTGCTGGGCTGGCAGGGCCTGGTCACCGGCATGAAGTGGGCCTGGAGCCACATCCTGAAGCCCGCCTGGGATCACGTAGAGGAAGCCGCCGTCTGGCTGTGGAAGCACGCCCTGAAGCCGGTCTTCGGCTGGATCGAAGACGGATGGAACGGCCTGCTCAGCGGGATGAAGTGGGCCTGGACCCACATCCTGAAGCCCGCATGGGACGCCGTGGCGGGCGCGGCCGAAAGCCTGTGGAAGAACCATCTCAAGCCGGTGTTCAACGGCATCGGGGACTTCTTCAGCAGCTTCTGGTCGGGCGTCAAGCGGGACGTGTTCTCCCCGATGGGCACGCTGTTCACCAAGACCATCCCCGGCTGGGGCAGCACCATGAAGGACCATCTGGTCGGGGCTTTCAAGGCGGCCAAGGAAGGACTCGGCGAGGTCTGGGACGGCGTCAAGAAGACGATCGGTTCACCTATCTACCTGGTTGCCCGATACGTCTGGAACGACGCCATTTACTGGGTGATGGACAAACTTTCCAGCTTCGTCCACATGAAGAACCCGCTCGGCAAAATCAACACGGACAAGATCCCGCACTTCGCGGCCGGTGGTCCGGTACCGCACACCGCCGGTTCCACGCCGGGCAGGGACTCCGTCCACGCGATGCTTATGCCGGACGAGCACGTGCTCACCCGGGAGGACGTGGCGGCCATGGGCGGTCAGCAGGCCGTCATGCGGTTCCGTTCCGCCCTGCACGGCGGGGCTCCGGTCCAGGGAGCCAACGACAGCGGGAACTTCGGCCTGGGCGGCTTCTTTGATTCCGTGGGGTCCGGGCTGAAGAAGGTGGCCAACAAGACCGTAGGGGCCCTGGAGAACGCCGCCCTGGGCGCCTTGGGTGTGGTGGTCGACCCGATGCTCAACACCGCCGAGAGGGCCATCAACAAGTTCATCCCCGACGACGGCGGTTTCGACAGCCTCGCCAACCATGGGATGAAGCAGCCGATCGAGTGGATCAAGGGTTTCATCCACAAGCAGGACAAGAAGGCCCAGTCTGTCGGCGGCGTCATTCCGACGGGGCAGCACCTGGCCATCATCGACGCAGCCCTGAAGGCGGCCGGTGTCCCGCCGCCCGGCACGAAGGAGCAGTGGGAGGCAGGCCTCAACACGCTGATCACGAGGGAATCCGGCTGGAACCCGAACGCGATCAACAGGACCGACTCCAACGCCAAGGCGGGGCACCCGTCTCAGGGTCTCGCGCAAACGATTCCGTCCACGTTCCAGGCATATGTGCCGTCCAGCCTGCGCGGACGCTCAATCACCGACCCCGTTGCAAACGTTGCGGCTGCAATCCGCTACATCGTCGCGGTGTACGGAAACATCAGCAATGTCCAGCAGGCCAACGCCCACAAGGCCCCCAAGGGCTACTGGACCGGCACCTCCGGTGCTGCCCCGGGTCTGGCCTGGGTCGGCGAACGCGGGCCCGAGCTGGTCCGCTTCCACGGTGGGGAGACCGTTTACAACAACCGCGACTCCATGCAGATGCTCCGGGACGGCATCCTCGGTGGCCTCGGCGGCTACGCCTCCGGTACCTCCCGCCACCGGACCTGGGAGAAGCAGCTCGGCCACGTCCGCCATGACTTCAGCGAGCTGGACCGGGACACGAAGGCCCGCGACGCGGCGCAGAAGAAGTACGACGAAGCCCACAAGGCCTACCTGAACGCCACCAGCTACGCCGAACAGAAAAAGGCGAAGGCGGAAATGGCGAAGTACGCCCAGGCCACGGCCCGCCTGAACCGGGAAATCAAGAACGACAACACGCTTTTGAACCTGGACAAGAAGCGCTACCAGTCCGCCTACAACCACGTGTCGCAAGAACGCAAGGACGCCGACACTCTCGCCAACGCCCGCAAGAAGGCACGCGATGCGGAACGCCAGCACATCCAGGATTGGATCAACACCCAGAAGGCGAAGATAGACGCAAAGATCCAGACCGCCACGGACGCCCGGAACAACTACTACGACACGGCTGTCCAGACCGGGCAGCTGTCCAGCCTGACCGGCAATCGGGCCGCCGGATTCGCTCAGCAGATCCAGAACAAGATCAAGGCCATCAAGGACTTCCAGAAGAACCTGCACACCCTGGCCACACTGGGCCTGTCCCAGGCGCTCATCCAGCAGATCGCGGCCATGGGCCCCGAGCAGGGCGGCGCGCTCGCGCAGTCCCTGGCCCGCACCACCACCAAGGCGGACGCGGCCAACTTGAACAAGCAGTATTCCGAGCTGGAAAAGGTCAGCAGCAAGTACGCGGATTCGGCCGCCGACGACGCCTACGGATTAAGTCAGCTGAAGCGGGAATCCAACGTTCTCGCCCATACTTCGGTAACGGTAAAGGCGCCTCATACAATCATCTTGAAGGTGGACGGCCACACCATGAGGGCATACACGGAAAAGGTGGCCGAAGAGAAGCTGACGACAGTCGTGGCCCGCGCAGGAAAGAAGAAGTGACGTGCCTGTAGTCGTTCCTATCAGCACCCCGGTAACCCCGGACACCAAGGACGCCACATCATTCGACGGGCGGATCCGCGCCATTGACGACCCCGCCTACGGCGGCGTCCGCCTGAAAATCGACTACAGCAGCGACCTCGCCTCCTGGTCCAACCCCTTCCAGTGCACGGTCTACCGCCGCAATGCGGACGGCACCGAGTACACCGTGCGCGGGGGAGACCCCTACATCAACTACGCCGGAAAGGGGTGGCTGTACGACCAGGAAGCCCCCCTGGGGCAGTCTGTCTCCTACTACGCCGTCCCCATCGACGCCAACGGAACCACCGGTGTCCGTTCCGCGTCCGCCTCCATCGTCACCAGTGCGCCCTCCGGCGGCATGCAGGCACCGGACATGTGGCTGGTCAACCTGGAGGACCCCGGCGCCTCCATGCAGGTCCGCAGCGCCGCCTCCCTGGCAGGCAGCTACAACGGCCGCAGTGACAAGCAGGTCGTTCTGGGTAGCCCCTACCCGGCGGTGACCCCGGACGCCCGCAACGGGCTCGCCACCCAGATCACCGTGCTCACGATGGGGGAGGACGAATTCAAGGCCATGCAGACGCTGTTGCAGCAGAGCGTCATCATGCGCAAGTCGTCCTCCTGGGAACGCCCGGACGGCTACTTCACCGTGGACGACGTCTCCTACGCGGCACAGTCCGCACGGCTCGGGGTGGGCATCTACGCCTGGCAGCTGGGCCTTACCGAGGTGGCCCGGCCCAACACGTACGGGCAGACCGCCATGAACCCGGTGTACACGCTCGGCGCCTACACCAAGCAGTACCCGCTGTTCAGTGACGTGCCGTCCACGATGCCGTTCGACTCGGTGCAGGGCGGCAACCTGATGGACTCCAACACGTCCGACCTGGACACCGACGCTTCGCAGTGGCTCACCCTGCCCACCAACACCGACATCGCGTGGTCCGCCGACCAGGCCTACCGGGGCAGCCACTCCCTGAAGATCACCTGCACCACGTTCCCCGGCGAATTCGGCGCCTACGCCCGGCCCTTGTACTCCGTCACCCAGGGCACCAAGTACACGTTCACCGCCTGGATCTACAGCGCGGTGGGCCTGCCGGTCAGCCTCCAACTGGACTGGAAGGACGGCGCTGGAACCTATCTCGACAGCGACTCACTGAACGAGTGGGGCCTTCAGGTGACCCTCACCCCGAACCTGTGGACCAAGGTGGTCATCCAGGCCACACCGATCACCGGAGCAGCGTTCGTCACCCCCGTGATCCGCGCCACCTCCACTGCCGTGGGACAGGTCATGTACGCCGACAACATGAGCCTGGAGAACATCTGATGCTGGCGCACTCCGAACGGCTGCGCCGGTCCCTCATCGACGGCACCCCCCTGACGATCAAGCCGGTGCTGGAGTGGTCCCCGGACTGGGTCCACTGGTACCCGCTGACCGTCATCAGCGGCAGCCACAACCAGGACCGCACCAGCACCGTCCGCTGGAGCCTGAACGGCACCATCGAAAAGACCGTCCCCGTCAGCTACGAGGGGCTGCACCCCTACGGCTGCCGCCTGCGCCTCCGGCTGGCCGTCTCCTATCTGGGGTCCTCTCCGGAGTACTTACCGGCAGGCCTGTACTCCGTCACGTCGGCCGTGGAGAACCGCAACAACATCGCCATCACCGGGTCCTCCTTCGAACAGGACGTGATCGACTCCACGTTCCCGGTCGCCCGCAACCTGCCGGACAACCGGGCCATGACCATGCGCAGGCAGTCCGAGAAACTGATTACCGAGGCGGTCCCGGACGCCCGGTTCCTGTGGGATCCCCGCCTGGCCTACAACGCAGCAATGGCCACGATGACCGTGGACAGCGACCGCTGGTCTGTGGTGCACGGGCAGGCGAACGACTCCTCCGTGGCCACCGCCCTGGCCGCAGACGCCCTCTGCGACGCTTCAGGGGCATTCTCCTTCGTCCCGCGCCCCTCACTGGCCAACGCCCCCGTATGGGCCGTCTCCGAGGATTCCCAGACCAAGCTGTCGTCCACGTTCTCCTACGACCGCCAGGGCGTCTTCAACTTGATCGTGGTCACCGGAACCCCCTCGGACGGCGGGTCTCCCGTGGGCCCCGTCTTCGTGTGGGACGACGACCCCAACAGCGTCACCTACGCCGGGCCGGACCCCATCAACTACCCGGAGCTGGCGGGACGGTTCGGAGTCAAGCCCTACCGGTACGACTCGCCGCTGATCACCTCCAACCGGCAGGCCTGGCAGGTGGGGCACGCCATCCTGGCGGACCTGGTGGGCGAGTCCAAGACCGTCGCCTTCAGCAGCCGGTTCCACCCCGCCCAGGAAGCCGGGGACGTGGTCGAGATCACCCGGGAAGACGGGCGCCTGGAAAACCACCTGGTGGACTCCATCAGCTACTCGTGGGCCTCCGGCACAGCCTCTTACACCACGCGCAGCACGAAACAGGAGATATCCGTCAGTGTCTGATGCAGCTACCTTGCTCTCCAAGCTCACCAGTGACGGGCGGGCGGTCAAAACCCTGCGCGCCACCGTCTCCGCCTACCGGGAAGACGGACTGGTCAACCTCAGCTACGGCACCGCCCACATGTTCGGCATCCCCTGCCTGGCCTCCTACACCGGCCGCACTGTGGGGGACGTGGTCCAGGTGCTCGACCTGGGCAGCAACACCTGGGTGGTCCTCGGACGCATCGGCGGCCCCGACGTCTCCGCCACCGGACCCAAAACCCAGAACTCCGGGTACTCCCTGTACAACACGGACACCATGACCCTGCGGGGCTTCTACGACCCCGGCTACGAGGGCTACGTGGGTACCACGGGCGCGACCGGGGACCGGGCCGTTCTGCTGGCCTGGTCCTACTACAACGGCACCTCCAACTCCCTCACCAGCGGCGCGGCCGGTAAGTCGTCCCTGTCGGTGGCCGTCTCCCGCAGCAACGTCCCTCACGGGCAGCGGGAAGCCGTGAACCTCCAGCTGTGCCCGCACAACTACAACACCCTGCCTTCCGGCACCACACCCATCACTTTGGATACGGCGTCCTTTTCCACGGTGATGTTCCGCCTGGAGGTCGGGGAAATGCGCATGATCCCCCTACCGGCAGACTGGCTCACCGCGATAAAGGCCGCAACTCCGACCATCAAGGGATTTGCCGTCCAGCCCGTGACCACCAGCCCGTGGCAAGCCAGCTACGCGATTTTCAGCGCCACCTCGGGCGGCTTTCTAGCCGTTTAATCGGTATAGTTGATCGACAGTAAAGGAGGAAACCGGTGGGAGCAGTAAACAGCGCGTTATCCGGGCTTCCCGTACCCGATACCGCAGGCAACAACGACGTCCCCTACTGGTTATCCCAGTTAGTCGCGGTCATGGACCCCCGGCTCATCCTTACTGCCTCATCCACCTCCGACCGGGACAGCAAGTTCTTCAACGCCCCCGCAGGCGTCGTCTGCGTCGTGGAGACCGGCGGCACCGCGCTCGGCCTCTACGTGAAGACCTCCGACGTGGGAACCGCGTCGTGGTCCACCGTGTGGACGGCTCCCGTCCCCCCCACCCCCGTGGCCATCCCCCTGGCCGACGGATTCCAGGCCACGAACGGCAAGAACCCGGTAGCGGTGTACAACTCGGCCGCGAACACGTGGGCCCTGTGGGGCAACATCGCGACCGTCAACGGCAGCACCATCGCCAACTCGACCACCCTGGGCACACTTCCGGCAGCGGTGCAGGTCGCCACCTATCAGCCGTATTTCGAAGGCACCAGCACCATGTCCGTTTCCGGCACGGGAAGCCCGCCCGGAACGGTGAAAATCTCCGTGAACTCCAGCGGCAGCATCATCTGCTTCATGGGATCCGGCGTAGCCACCAACTGGGTGGGTCTTGACGGCGTTGTCATTCCGGGCGCCTAAGGGGATGTGATGACGCGTTTCATTTATGGCGGGGGTGGTGATGGTGACATCATCAAGCCCACCGGTGTCCCGTATATCAACGCTACGGCGAATGTGTACAACGCGCGTACCGGCGGCTCCCAGATAACCGACCTTCAGAACATGTCCGGCGCGGGCATCACCATCGTCACCACGGACGCCTTCGGGCAAGCGATCTTCTACGGCCCCGACAACTACATCGGGACCCTCTGGCTCGACTTCGGCTCCGGAGTGCGGTGGGGGCTGTCCCCCAAAGCCGTGGATCTTGCTGCGGCCAGATCCATCGCGGTACAGCGGGCATCCGACGCCGCGACGCCCAGCTACACCCAGAAGGCACAGCTGCCGTACAACGCGAACGACCCCCTGGAACAGGCCCTGGCCACTGCACTGGACCCCCAGGTACTGCCGCGTTTCTCCTCCGCCACAGCCCGGGACGCCGCCTTCCCCTCCCCGCAGGAGGGTGACCGCTGCTACCGGACCGACATCCGCACCGAGCAGGTCTACAACGCATCCCTGGCTTCCTGGTGCGCGGCAAGCTACGCCTGGGCCCTCGGGGCCTCGGGCGGCGGGTCCGTCGTCGTCAGCAACACCACGACGGAAACCCAGCTGTCCGGGGCCACGGTGCCGCCCAACCCTGTCGCAGGGACCACTTTCCGGGTGACCGCCTACGGGATTACCCGGCAGGACGTCAGCGCCACCCCCACCATCAACTTCCGGCTGAGGGTGGGCGGGGTGACCGGCTCAGCCCTGGCCACCAACACGTTCACGGCGGCCTCCGACTCCACCCCTTCCGCCCGTTCCTGGCAGGTGCAAGGGCACGTAACGCTGGTCAGCGTGGGGCCGCTGGCCAACTGGTTCGGCAACCTCACCGGGCACTCGCTGATCACAAGCACCAGCGTGCTGAACAGCACCGGCGCGTCAGTCCGTTCGGACGGCTCCGCCCTCATCACGCGTACCACCGTCTCCAGCCAGGTGTTGTCTCTGTCGGTCCAGTGGGACACCGCATCCTCTTCGAACACCTGCACCATGTACGGCTGCTTCTGGGAAAGGGTGAACTGATGGCGCGCTACCTCTTCGGCGGCGGAGGCGACGGCGACATCGTCAAGCCGACCGGCCTGCCCTACACGAACGCCAACGCCAACGTCTACAACGCGCGTACCGGCGGTACCGCCATCACCGACCTCCAGGACATCGCCGGAAACGCCGTAGCCTCCGTCACCTCCGATGCCAACGGACAGATCCTGTTCTACGGCCCGGACAACTTCATCGGAACGCTCTGGCTGGACTTCGGTTCAGGAGTCCGCTGGGCACTGTCCCCGAAGGCTGTCGACCTCGCAGCCACCCGGGCGGTCGCAGTACAGCGGACGGCCGATGCGGCGGCCCTGAGCTACACCCAGAAGGCCCGGCTGCCCTACAGCCCGAACGACCCCCTGGAGCAAACCCTCACCGCAGCCCTGGACCCGATGGTCATCCCCCGGTTCGGCTCCGACGCAGCCCGCGATGCCGCGTTCCCGTCCCCCCAGGAAGGGGACCGCTGCTACCGCACCGACCTGTCCCGGGACCAGGTCTACGACTCCATCAGCCATAGCTGGGTCGGCTTGGTGGCTGTGGCCCCGTGGGCGTCAGGCGGTTTCGGGATCACCCCCACCTCCGGGGTGTTCTTCATCGGCAGCGGGTCCTCCGGGCTGCGCTGGCGGGTGACAGGAAAGTCGATCTCCTTTTACCTGTGGGTGAACTTCGCCAGCGACACGGTTCCGGGCTCCGGCACCTGGACGATATCCCTGCCTTTCTCCGTCAGCAGCAGCTCCATACTGAACTTCCCAATGTTCGGACAGGCTTTCAGCGGCCCCAACCGTGTGCCCATCACGGGTCTTTTCGAAACGGCCAACACCATGTCCTTGTGGTCGGTCACTTCCACCACGAATACGACCCTCTCCCGCGTGGGAGGCAGTCCGCCTCCGGGAGGTACCGCATGGAATTCCGGGAGTTTCTTCCGGATCGGTGGCACCGTAGAGGCCGCCTAAACAGGCATTACCTTCCTAAGGAGACGCGCTATGACGGACTATGACCGCCGGTACACGGTCGGAACGGAAACTGACTACTACAGGACGGGTGCCCAGATTCAGATCGGGTTCTCGATCGTCGGCATGGACGGCCAGGGTGTCAACGGGACCCTGGATGCCAGCCTGCTGACGGAGGACCAGATCAACGAGCTGTGCGTCGCCTTGCAGAACGCGGGCGCCTCCATGTCCTGGATCACCTACAACAACGTGACAGTGACGCATGCCGGATCGCGGACGTTCACCGTATCGGTACCCACGCCTCCGGTTACCCCGTAACAGGCATTCATCCGAAATAGCCACTCTTGATACGATCTCAACAAGTCAAATCAGGTTCCCGAGGGGCAACTAAATGAGCATTCCAGTGGACGCCCTGACGGCCGCAGGAGCGGCCATTATCGGGAGCTTATCGGTCTACGCAGGCAACAAGTTCCAAGCGCGTAAGACGGCTCAGACCGAAAACCGTAAGCTGGACCTCGATGAATTCGAGCTGTTCAAGAAGTCGTACCTGGAAACCATCCAGGACTTCCGCGAGCGGTACGAAGAGCAAGAAGAGAAGATGGAAAAGGTGGAGCACTTACTCCGACTGGCCCTCCAGCACATCCGGGACCTTCGTACGGACATGCGCCAGCACGACATCACGCCGTCGCGCCAGACGCCGGATGAACTGGAAGCCCTGTTGTGGACCCTTGCCGACGGATCTCCGGCGCAGGGGGAGTAGTGCGCGTCACCCGGGCGCAGCTCCGGCAGCAACTGACCGTTGCCGGGGCCCCCAGTGGAACCTGGGCAGAGCCCAAGATGGCCGAGATCCTGGCCGCCATCGCTCTCGCGGCCACCGGCGTTGACGGTGAAGCGGAGTGCAAGACCGCAGGCGCCCGCGTCACCTGCTTCGCCATCGAGCACCGTCCCGAGGCCACCGGGCACAACACCCCCCGCGACAAGGACTGGCTCACAGCAAGCCTGCCCAACGCCTGCCTGTCCGCCGTGGCCCTCGCCCACATGAACGGGTACAAGATGTGGCCCGAATACACCTCCGGCGCCTACAAGACGTACCTGCCCGAGGCCTTCCCGCCGCCCATCCAGCGCCCCGAGGACGACATCCCCTACCAGGAGGCCACCGTCTTCACCGGGCTGCCCCTGCGGCTGCTCATGCGGGCCTGCGGGTGGATCGCCCCCTCCAACGTGGACGCCGACCGGATCGCCCGCATCAACGGCCACCCCCACGCCGCAGACGTCCTCCCGGGAACCGTCGTGCGGATCCCTGTACAGCGGGGCTGGTAGTCAGCTCCGTGGTGTAACGGAGAGGAATCTCATGCGCAAGTTCCTGAACCGCGCCTTCCTGACGGATCTCGCGGACCGCACCCTGTCCACCTACCTCCAGGCCTTCCTGGGTCTGGAACTGTCCGACGTCACCAACCTGACGAGCCTCGGCTCCACCAAGGCCGCCGCGCTGGCCGCGTTACCGGCCGCTCTCGCGGTCCTGAAGGCCGCCATCAAGGGCGCTGCCGGTGCCCAGGAGCACCAGGGCGCCTGACCAGCAAAAAGGGCGGCAGCTCACACTGGGCTGCCGCCCCTGCAGGCGCTAAGATCAGCTTCAGTTGCAGGCTTTGTATCGGAGGTAGCTATGCAGCACAACGCGCATGAGCGGTGCGACAAGTGCCGGGCTCAGGGCTACACGACATGGACCTCCCAACAGGGCCTGCCTCTTACTTTCTGCGGACACCACACCAATGCCTACGCGGACCCACTGGTTACACAGGGGTTCAAGCTGGCCGTGGATGACACTCTCGCCCTCCACGAGTGATAGGCCTCTGACCACCCGAACTGCTACAGTAGACACAGCGAAAGGTCAGGTGATCGCCCTCATGACGGACGCAATCTGGAGCAAGCAGCCCGCACCGGTGGCAACACCCTGACCTGGAGGTGATCCGCATCTCCTTGGCGGCCGGTCTGAGATGCCCGGCCGTCTCGGAGAAGGGATCAACTCGAAAACTCCGTGGTGCCCCTTGATAGGTCCCCCTCGCTACCGCTTATCAGGGGGCGCGACGGACACCGGGCGGCGGCCCGGTAACCGCCCCGGCAGGTCGAGCCCAGCTCCCTGCCGGGGCCTTTCTGTTGTACGGACCAGGAGAACCAGCAGTGACAGCCCTCATGGAAGCGCCGGTCAAGCCCCCGTTGCGGCCGTACCAGGCTGACGGCGTCGAATTCCTGAAACGGACACCTCGGGCATATCTCGCAGATGACCCCGGACTCGGTAAATCCAGGCAATTGATCGAAGCGTCGGTCGGCCGCACCCTCATCCTCGCCCCCGCGATGATCCTGGACTCCGGAACCTGGGCCAACGAGGTCAACCGGTGGGCCGACGACCCCAGCCGGTTCACCTACGTCCCCTACACCTCCCTCTGTCACCGGGAAACCACCCCCGGCGCCTACCTGTACGAGGAGATAAAAGAAGGCCCCGCACGAGTACGTGCAGACGAATCGACACCCGACCAGCCCGACCCTGTTCTCTTCGACGCCGAAGGCCGCTTGCTGCCTGGCTTCATCCCCGTCCGAAACGCCAAAGGCGAGCACAAGCGCGGCCCCAGCCGATCCAAGGTCATACCGATCCCCCGGGAGGAGTACCGACAGCACTGGGACACGATCATTTGCGACGAAGCCCAGCTCTTGAAGGGCCGCAAGACCACCTGGGTGGAAGCCCTCAAGATCCTCGCCCGCGACGCAGACCGCCTCTACATGGCCTCCGGCACCCCCATCAGCAACTACGCCCCCGAACTGTTCGCGCCGCTCCAACTGCTGTACCCCGAACTCTGCGGCAACGGGCGGAAGCTCGGCAGCTACTGGCGTTGGGTCGGCCAGTGGTTCAACGTCACCCAGTCCAAGCACGGCAGCGAGCACGCCAAGGACATCGGCGACCTCCTGCACTGCTACCCCGAATGCCTCCAGCGGCCCGCCTGGGACCCCTGCGAGCACTACGAACGGTTCTTCCGGGACAACCTCGGAGACCGCTACATCCAGCGCCTCCGCGACGACGTACTGCCCGACCTGCCCCCGCTGGAGATGCAGACCGTCCTCACCCCCATGACCAAGCGGCAGGCCGCCGAGTACCGGAAGATGAAGAAGGACTCCCTGGCCTACGACATGGACGGCAACATGATGGTCGCCTGGTCCAAAGGCGCCGTGCACGTCCGGCTGGACAAGATGGCCACCGGACTGGGCCTGTTCACCGGGACCATAGAGGAGTCCGGGAAGCTGGAGCAGCTGCGGTACGACCTGACGGAGCGGTCCCGGCCCACGCTGGTCGTCGCGCACTACCAGGACACGGTGTCCGCCTGCGCGGAGGTGGCCAGGCAAGTCGGCAAGCGGGTCGAGCAGATCGACGGTCGGACGTCCAAGGGGGACCGGAAGCGGTTCGTGGACGCCTTCCAGGCGGGTGAGCTGGATGTGCTGGTCGGGTCGCTGGAGACGATCTCCGAGGGTCTGACGCTCACGGCTGCGGACATGGTGATCTTCGTGGAGCAGAGTTGGAAGCCGTCCAGGAACCAGCAGGCGCTCCGCCGGGTGCACCGGCTGGGACAGACCAGACCGGTCACCGCCCTGGACTACGTGTGCCCGAAGACGGTGGACGAGGGGAAGCGAGAACTGCTGGCGACGAAGACGGACCGGGCGATGAGGACGTTGAAGTGGGGCGTTGTCAAAGCCTTGCTGTAGGTGCTAGGGTAGATACACCCGAGAGACACCGAGACAGGAGACTCCCATGTCCGACTTCCTTGACTCCATGGACATCGCCCGCACCCCATGCGAGGAGTA